GGAAAAATCAGTTTAACAGTATATAAATTATAGTTCAACTAATCTACCTCATAAAAAAACACTTATGGATACAACAAAATTTAAAACAGAAGCAGAGAAAAAACACGCAGAATCAGTACGCAAAATCGTATTACAACATTGTGTAGCATGTCATCAACAATTAGATCTCTTACAACTAAGACTCATTAACTTTGAGGATTTAGTAAACGGTGTTCAAGATACTATACAATTAACAAATAAACAACTTTCGGAGTTAAACTTCGAAAAAGCTGGAGTATCAATTCCAACAAAACTTAAAAAAGTATAATGGGAGACCCAAAAACATTTATGGGAAAACTACTAGCTGGCGCTGGAAATACAATGACGTCAGGATTATTCGGTCTAGCATCAAACTTATTAACAAATAGAGGTGCAAAAAACCGTCAAAGATTAGCAGACCAACAAAATGTAAAATTTTGGAATATGCAAAACGAGTACAACACTCCAGCCAACCAAATGAAAAGATTACAAGACGCAGGACTAAACCCTAATTTAATATATGGATCAGGTTCAGCAAACACCGGTATAGCTGGAGGAGTTGCTCCTTCAAAACCAGCACCTTATAATGTAAAAAACCCTGTACCACTACAAGCTATGCTTTTAGATGCACAAATAAAAAATATTAATGCAGACACAGGATACAAAAACGAAGAAATAGCCAGAATGCAAAATGAAACACCTGGCAGAGGTATAAAAATTAATTCGGAAGCTACAATAGCATCAATTAAAGCAAAAGGATTTAAACAAAACGAGGCAAAAATGATCGAAAGTACACTTGCCACAGCTAGATCAGCTATAGCAAACGCAGATCAAGCAGAATTTAATAGAGCTTTAAAAAAAGGAGAAAAAGAAGCCCAACAAAATGGATTTTACAAAGGCCAATATCAAGCCACATTTATAGAAGGTGTATTAGGCTTACCATTAAAAGATTTAGATAAAAGAATAGTAGTACCACCCATACCAGGATTTTATGATGGAGGTACAACAACTATGAGAACATTAGGAATGTTACTATATGGAGCATTTCAAACAGGAAAATTATTAATCAATAATATACCTGGTATATCATCAATATTAAAAAAAATAAAATAACATGAGCATATTTAGCAAAGTGGCAATGCCACGACCACAAACAAACACATTTGACTTATCACACGATAGAAAATTCTCAGGAAGAATCGGAGAATTAATGCCAATATCTGTAATGGAAGTAGTTCCAGGAGACAAATTTAACATCAAAGCGACGAATTTGACAAGATTCGCGCCACTTATCACACCAATAATGCATCAAGCAAGTGTATACTGTCACTTCTTCTTTGTACCAAATAGAATATTATGGCCAAACTGGGAAAACTTTATATCAGGTGGCGAAGATGGTCTTGCAGACCCAACATTCCCTACCGTAGACTTAACAATTCCAAGTCAATATGGAATTCACACACTAGCAGACTACTTAGGATTACCAACAGGGAATCAATTACAAAACGTATCTGCTTTACCTTTCGCCGCTTATCAAAAAATTTATCAAGATTATTACAGAGACGAAAACCTAATAACTAAAACAGACGTTTCCGTATCAGACGGAACACAATCATCAGTAGACACCATTGAGCTTGCCTCAATGAAAAAAAGAGCATGGCAACATGATTATTTCACATCAGCTTTACCTTGGACTCAAAGAGGACCAGAAGCAACAATACCATTAGGAACCTCTGCTCCTATAACATGGTCAAATGATACTTTAAGTGCTACAAAAGTTAGAGACAATGCAAATGGTTCACTTGTTACAAATGCTAACTTTGATTCATTAGCTGCATTTCAAACTGATGCGTATGGTCAATTATATACTGATAATCCTTCTCAAACGTATACGGATTTTGATAATTCAGATCATCTTTTTGCAGACTTATCAACAGCTACAGCTTCATCAATAAACGACTTAAGAAGAGCATTTAGATTACAAGAATGGCTTGAAAGAAACGCAAGAGGCGGAGCCAGATATATAGAAATAATAACAGCCCACTTTGGCGTAAGATCATCAGACGCTAGACTTCAAAGGCCAGAATTCCTTGGAGGAAGTTCTACACCAATTACCATAAGTGAAGTACTCCAAACGTCAAACACTGCCGGAGCTACAGGCGATAAAGCTACACCCCAAGGTAACATGGCCGGACACGGAGTTTCAGTAGGATCATCAAATTACGTATCATACAGAGCAGAAGAACACGGATACATTATAGGAATAATGTCTGTAATGCCAAAAACAGCTTATCAACAAGGAGTACCAAAACATTGGAAAAAACTTGACAAATTCGATTACTATTGGCCCTCATTTGCAAACATTGGAGAACAGCCAATTTATAACGAAGAGTTATACCACCAAAACAATCCAGACGATGCAGAAGTATTTGGATACACACCTCGATACGCAGAGTATAAATATATTCCATCTACTGTTCACGGAGAATTTAGAGATACTTTAAAATTCTGGCATATGGGTAGAATATTTCAAACAAAACCTGTACTTAATCAAGACTTTATAGAATGTGATAGTACAGAAGTAGACAGAGTCTTTGCAGTAGAAGACGATTCAACAGAACATTTATATGTGTATTTACACAACGAAGTAAAAGCAACAAGACTAATGCCATACTTTGGAACACCAACAATTTAGAAATCATGGGATACAGAAGATCAAAACGAGTTAGAAGAAAAGGCATGGCTTTCAAAAAAAGAAGCCGAATGCAAAAAAAGAAATCAAGAAAATACAACTCTTATAGAGTAGCAAGAGGAGGTATAAGACTATAGTAG